AAAGACAGCGTGCCCGAGTTGCCGATGGAAATCAACGTGGTGCCGTAGTAGTCCACCGTGATTTCGTTATCGATCAGCGCGGGCGAGATGTAGGTGCGGTTTGCACCGCTGGCCAACCCAAGGTGCGAAGTCTCAAGCAGGTCGCCGCCAAACGTCACGCTCACGTTGGTGACGGTGTAGGTCGAGCCCGAGAAAACAAAGTTGGAACCCTGCGAATCAGACGGCCCTGGCATGGCGGTGCTCCTGTGGTCGGCGGGCGGTATGCCCTATCTGTTTTGTATGGCGGTGCCCGTGAATCCTTGCAGCGTCAACCGCCTTGGGCGGCAGCCTTGGCAGCTCGTTTTTCGGCGTACTTCTCAAGTTGTTTCATGGCGTTCACAAGCCCTTGCCGCAGTTCTTTTTCAAGGGTTCCCGCCACTTGGGCTTTGATCTGATTCCACGTTCTCGCCACGGGGTGCTGAGCACGCACGGCCGGAAGCACAATGGCCTGCCCGGCTGGGGCAGCCTTAAAAAACGCCTTGGGATATTTGGGAGACGATTGCACAACCTTGCGGCCACCCTTGACCATTCGCTGCCGTTTGATTGAGAACGGCCCGAGGCTGTCGTAGCTGGACGCAATCACGTAGCCACGCATTTTTGAAGGTTGGCTGATGCGGCGTTCTTTGGTTCCAAACTCAATCCAAAACTGATGAAACGCACGGTCGGCACCTTTGCGAACCTTGCCGCCTTGGGCTGACTTGCTCTTGCCTGTGCCCGGCTTCACGTACCCGACGATGGCCGCCCCGGTGCCGGTTTTTGGATACCTAACCGTTTTCAGTTTTACGGCTCTCGCAAGGTTGCCGGTCGGCCCCTTTGGCGAGTTGGCTTTCAGCGCTGCTATGGCCGGCTGCATGGATCGCTTTACGGCAGCGCCTTGCGTGATGGCCGACAGACCCTTTGGCAGTTTGCGGAATCCTTCCCGCAATTCTTCAATGTCGGGAAAGTCAAATTTAATTGCCGGCATTGCCATTAGGTGGCTTCCTCCACCCGAAAATCAAACGTCTGGCTAACGTTGTAATAGGGCAGCATCTGGTCATCCTGCGGCATATCAACGCCGTCGGCCTCGCTCTGGATCGTGGTACGTTGGATGGTTACGCCGGCCGTCGTGCCCGTCCACCCGTCAACCGCCAGGCGGACTTCGCGGGCCAGCTGCTTCACGCTCGAGTACGACGTGCCGTAACTCGTCAGCTGCAGCGTCACCACGGGCCGCCCGATCGGGCCGGTCAGCGATTGGTCGCGTTGCACGTTGGTCCGCTGGTAGACGATCAGCGGCAGCGGCGTGCCCTGCGGCGCGATGATGGGGAACACCCGGCCGGCCACGATTGACGATACTTGCGTGCGGCTCGTCAGCCGGGCGTAGATGAATGCCTCTGGTGCTTCGGGCAGGCTCATGTGGCGGACTTCTCCGTGCAAATGAGTTCGTGAATCCAGCGGCGCTCCCGCTCGTTGATTTGGCCTATTTCAAGCGTTCGGCCGTCGTAGATCACTCGCATCTTGGACGAAAGCCCCGGCACGTACCGCATGGTGATCTTGTGAGCCGACAGGCCCACGATCTCGCCGTACCGCTCGGCCTCACGCCCGGACAGCGGTTGAATGTCCGCCCACGCCTCGGCGAACGTCGACCAGGTCAGCGTCGCCTCGCCCACGTCGTTCTGTGCGCTCGTCGGCTGCTCAATGGTGATGCGTGCCCACAGGTCGCCGGCGTCGAGTGGCATTAGCGGTAGCTCCCCCAACGCAGCGTGTCGAGCAGGGCCTTCACGCCCATGGGCACCTCGGCCAGCGCCGCCTCGGCCGTCATCTCGCGGTTTCGCCACAGGTGGCCCACAATCATCAAGACGGCCGACTTCACGGCGGGTGGCGCCGCCTGGCCGTCGGCACCGTAGCCGCCCCACCAGCGGATCGTGACGCTGTTCTGGTCCATGAGATGGCTGGGCCACGTCTTGCCGTACAGCGGGCGGACGGCCCCCGGCGTCTGTTGATAGTCCACGCGGTACTCGGTGGCCGACAGCGTGGCCGTCGTACCGCTCACGGCGGGCGTATACGTCACGTCCACGGCGGTGTACCCGGTCACGACGCTCATCGGCGGCCGGGGCAGTTCCACGTCCATGTTGGGCACCACGCCCTGGCGGCCTTCGATGTTGTTGCCATCGGCCCGCAGACCGAACTGGGCCGGGCTGCCGACTTGCCCGTAGAACGAATCCTGCCGCATCGCCCATCGCGTCAGCACGAACGTGCGGTCGCAGTAATCTTCGGCCCACTGGCGTGCCGTGGCGATGAGGGCCTGAATCAGCGAATCTTCGGCCTCGCTGTCGATGCGCAGGTGCGTCTTGGCGTCGGCCAGGCTCACCGGCTCGACCACGGGCTGGGTTTCACGAACGAGGCTGCGGTATCTCACTTGCGGCGTCTCCGTGGCGTCACGTCTGCGGTACGGGCTTCGGCCGGCTCAACGGCGGCCGTCTCAAGCAGCTGCTGCGGGTTGGCGTCGCGCACAGCCCGTCCCGTGTTGATGAGCTCGGTGGCCATGCCATCCGGTACGTCAATCACGTCGCCGACGCAGTACACCTTCCACGCCCTGATGAATCGCACGTTCATACTTCGCTCATCTCCGCATGCTTATCGGATCCCCACGCCTCGGGCGGACGCTTGCCGCCTGCGGCCCAATACTTCGACGGGTACTGATAGACGCCCCGCAGGTCGCGCCCCGGCCACGTGATGACGAGCTCGGCGTGGCCAATCGCCACCTGCGGCGCGATGCCGAGCGTGTTGCCGCTGGCCTTCCACTGCCGCCAGAAGTGAATGTCCTCTTCGACGCGTTGTTTCTCGCCGTCGGCGGCATCGCCCCAATGGCCGTCCGCTGCGGGCGTTCCCAAAAACCACGGCGTGGCCATCCTTTTGAGCGCTGACGAACGCAGCAGCGTGCACCCGAAATGGGCGGTTTCCACGGGCTGGATCGCCGCCTCAAACCACGAATTCGCCAACTGCACCTGGCCGATGCCGCTACAGCCCTCGGGCGTGAACATCGGGATTCCCTCGTCCCGCTTCACCTGCATAGGAGCGACGGCGTCGTAGCCGCTCACCATGGCGGCCGTCATGAGCCGCTGCACGGTGTCGGCCTCGAACACGCTGTCGTAGTCCACCGTCAGGATCCAGTCCGTACGGTCCACCATGTCCCGCAGGACGCGATCCATGCACGCGTGCCAGAACGCTCCGGTCATCTTGGTGGGGCGGATCCCCAGCGGCAGCAGCGACTGCATCACGCTGAAAAAGTTGTCCATGAACCCGAGCCGGGGCACGCTGAATGCGGCCTCCACTCGCAGGTCGTGCTCCACCTGGCCTACGCGAACTTTCACGGGCGGCTCCTGTGTAAACGCCAACGGGCGGCCGGGCGAACCCAGCCGCCCGCTCTGGGCGTTTTACTGTTCGTGTCCAGCGTCAGAGCGACTTGTAGTCGTTGACGTTGGCCGAGGTCGCGTCGGTGGCGTGCGTCTGGGCCTTCGACAGGCGGGCGTCGGTCACGACGGCCACCGTGTTGCCGGGGCTCGTCACGACCGTGAGGTAACGCTTGCGGCCACGGAGATCGACCGAGAACCGAGCCACAGCGCCGACGTTCGCGCCGGTCGTGCTGCCGGCACCGGCCGTCACGGAAAGACCGCTGATGTCGGTCTGGCCCGAGCCGCTGGAATCCGACTCCTGCACCTTGAGCACGCTGGCGTAGGCCGCGGTGGCCGCCGTGAACGGGCTGTAGACCACGTCGATGCTCGCGTAGGCGTAGCCGAGGGTGTCGATCTCATGGCTGTGCGTGGCGTTGGCCGCGACGCTCGAGGCCGCCTTAACCACGGACTTCGTGCCGGACAGATGGTTCATAAAAAACTCCTTGGGAAGTCAGGTGGTTCAGGACGCCGCGAGCTTGAGTGCCACGACCGGGCCGGCCGTCGAGGTGTCGCCGAGCGAGTGGTGGTTGATGTCCATGCGGCAGGTGACGCGGTACGCACGCTGGTCGTACTCAAAGTAC